GAAGTGCGGATGACTTAAGACGCAAACTGACGATTGGATAGAAAGTGTTTGCGGCAGGCATCGTTGTTCCAGTGATGTCATTTGAGACACTCAACAAAGTACCAAGTTTTTCTGGTTCACCTTCTTGAATCAGAGAGTTAGAACCCTGATAAAGATAATGAGTTCCAGCAACACCAGTTACATTCTCAATCTCAACACGAATTGGAAGGAATGGACTTCTACACCAAACTAAATCATTGACATTTGAGTTCTCAAATTCATGGCTAACAATAGTCTCATTTTTCATTAACCAATTAAATGTTACACCACCTGCACCATACCATTCATAGTTAATGGAAATCATCTGCTGTTTTGTAGCATCAGCAGTTACACCAGTGTATCCATTACCATCAAACTTTTCACCATTCCAGTTTTCTCTGGTTACTCTTGTTTCTGTAGTGATACCAGTTGCACTGCTGCGAATTACATAAGAATATGTGCCTCCATCATCCTCAAAGTAAGCACCATCAGTCTCATTAAACAATCCGAATCTTCTGCGAATACCGACTTGTGGTGCTTCCAGACGAATTGCAAATGCAAGAGTTGCTGGTCTACCAGGAATGTATCTCATTACCTGTTTAGTTTGTCTGACAACCTTACTACCAGCAGTATCTCCGACCTCCATAACCACATTACTGGAATTGGTATTATGAGTAGCAGTTGCAACACCAACTAAACTCTCATCCCAAACATCAGTCTCCTTACCATACTGGAAGGTATTGAAGAAAACTGTTTGGAAGGGAGCAACCTTTAATCTGTTATTGTCAGAAAACTGAGGTCTCCAGTCTGTTTGGTTTCCCCAGTGATCTGCGATGTTGAAAACTTCAAATAGAGATCTTTCTTGATTTAGATAATCTTGTTCGTTTTTATTCCACTGAGCCATTAATCACTCCACGATAATCTTTCTGGTTGATATCTCTGTGCGTTTTTGATTCTTGAAGTATTTACCTGACCAGGATAGATCTGATGAACAATCGCTCCAGGATACTCTCCTTGAATTTGTTCTGCGAGTTCATTCTTGGAAAGCATTGCACCTTCTACTTCTAGGCGATAAAGTTTGCCTTCCCACATAACATCAGCAAAGAAAGACTCTTGTGCCTGTTCTGGTTGAGAAGCACCTACATTTAGGGTTCCGTTGAAATCACCATTGATGGTGATACTTTCGGTTAGAAATTGTTGAAAACTTTTCATCAGCATCTCCAGCGTTTGCGTGCTTTACAAATTGCTTTATCTGGGGTCTTAGAGCAATCGATGTTGTGCATCTTTCTCTGACCATTGGAGCGAGCACAGAATGACTTACGTCTCTTTGCTCTCTTACCACCAGGATTCTTTTCAGTTACAGCAGTCTTGAGTTTGGAACCTGGGTTCTCACGCTTGTAAGCATCAACTGCTTTCTGACTCATACCATCAGTCTTGTCTCCTTTATTCACTTTCTGCCAATCTTCGCCAAGTTGAGTTCTCCAATCAGAGAACTCTTCTTTACACGCTTTCTTTGCCATGTTTGTGGCAGTTGCATACATTACAGATTTTGAATCGGAACCATAGTTATCATTAAAAGAACCTTTGTTCTTTTTCATTCCTTTAATATATTTTTCAATTTTATTTTTTTCACACTTATCTAACTTTTCTTCACTTAAACCTTTCATTGGATCTGGTTTAATTAAATCTATAAACTCATATTCCGTTAGTTTGAAGTCATCTCTCCAGTTAGAGTAATCATAACCTTCATTTTTAGTTTTATTTCCCCAGTTTTTTGCACCAACTTTACGACACTTGACTAGAGCACCAGAAGCATAAGCACTTGGCCAAACAGAATAACGAGACTTGACCTTTCTATAGCAAGCATCCTTTTCTTCTGTGCTAAAAACTGGCATTTCGGTTTCAAATGCTTTTGGTCCATATTTTGAACCAGCAGATCTCACTCTCTGTCTTATTGTTGGTGGATTTGGTTTTGGTTGTGTCATATCTGCCGTAATTGTATCACCCACCTTTGGTCTTTTTCCGCGAGGAGTATCACCTTCAAACAGTTGCTCTAGTTCAACTCTCCAATTCGAATGGGTCTCTCTTACTATCTTTGCCTTACCCTTTCTGTTGGGGTTTGGATCTTTCTTACGCTTCTTCCTTGCTCTTTTTTCTCTATCATCCTTACTCATCGCTGCTCTATCATCAGCATCACGACAGAATGGTTTGGTCTTCTGACCAGGTTGCTTGGCGCATGGTTTGCCATCATATTTGCCACCTGCCTGAACCCATCCACCACCAGCAAACCAATCACGAAGTGAATAGTCCTTATCTTTAGCAGACTTACCATCTCTTGCTTCACTTATTTTATCTACATAACTTGCTGCAGCATCAGTATTATGTTCAGTATCGGTGATCTTTGCTTGCATCCAAGCAGGAATATCTCTTTCCCTTTTACCTAGTTTTTTTCTCAACTTTGCAATATTTTCTGCTGAATTTTTGAGCTGAGATTGTGCCATTGAGACTTCATGATCGCCATTCTTTGCTTCATTCATTTTTTTTCTACCCTGGCAGTGTGCTCGTTGAGAGAATCCTTTTGGGTTATTGCAATCGATGGACTTTTTATATTTAGCACTCCAACCTTCCGCGATTCCGCCGCCATCAGAGCTCCCATTAGAGTCCCCGTTCCCATTTCCATTGCCATTTGAATTATTTCCATTTTCAGTCTTTTTTTTATTTTCTTCATGCTCTTCATCGCGCATTATGCGCCCACTGTTCATTAAGTGCCATCCTTTAGGGATTTTTTTGCACTTTTTATCAGTAAAACAATAGTAATATCCTTTCTTACAGGATTTCATTTATACTAGTCTTCAATACTATTATTATTTAGAAAACCTTTCTTTAGTAGTTTAGATAGGTCCGAAGTTGATCCAACAAACAGTGCATTATTTGTCACATTAGTTGTTTGTTTTACATTATCCTCTTCAAGTTCTTTAATCTTTTTTTGAAGATCTGCTAATTTGTCTGTTGTATCTGCAACACTTTTAATTAATTGTCCCGCAACTTCATATGCGCGAGGACTATCACTTTCACTTGCAAGTTCCATAATTCCATTAATTGCTTCTTGACCTTTTTCAATTAATGAATATAAATTTGCTCTCGTATATTCATAATCTTTCTTTATATCACCAGGTTTCATTGCTTCAGGTTTTACTTCCTGAGATTTCATAATTGATCTATCATCACTTGCCATAGAAGTATTAAAAGTATCATTTAAATCATCAAAATTTTTACTCATTTAATTATACGTCAGATTGTTGAACAGGACTATATGCTTTTGCGTCTCCTAGATACTGCCAATCTTCATCAAATGACCAATTATCATCTGGAGCAGCATCAACTGGATCTGGTTGAACTGTATATCGCATTTCACGTCTAGCCGTTGTTGTATCTGTACCTGCATACATATCAACTTGAACCTTACGGATTAGTGAATCAGTGCTATCACTAATTGGACCAAACATGTAGGTCTTTGCAGTAAATTGTAATGTATATAAAATTAATCTTCTAGTAGAAAAATCTCCTTCATAATCATCTCTAAATGAAACTGAATCTAAGACAATTGGTACATCTTTCTTCTCATTAATTACATCTGTCATATCAACAGTAACTGTAAATGATGGTTGGAAAAATGGCAAAATTTGCTCAACAATCTGAAGAACCTCATCATTAAACTTTGTCATAATATTTAATTCAAAACCAATATTATATGGAATTGGCATATAGACTTTTCTAGTCTTATCATCAGACCCAACACTTTTAAATGATTGTGTTATTCCAGTTTTTCTGCTAGGATCATATTTAAGAGAATTCATCTCAAAAGATATTCTTGGCAATGTAATTGCAACAGGTTTGTTTAATTTTTCTTGTTGCTCTAATCTTGCCAAAAACTTTTGGGTTGGTCCATAAGAAAGTGGAACTCTTATTTCACTAAAAGTGTCTCCATCAGCATCTTTTGATTTAACAATAATGTTATTAAAAAGATTACCAAAGGCAATAATAGTTTTTCTTATATTTTGATGATAAAAGTAAGTTCCTAACATTAGTAATTCCCAAATAGATTTTTTTCTGTGAAGTCAATTATAGAATTTGATTCTGTTTGTATTTCATCATTTTGTTCGTATTTATCTTCATACTCAGCATTTTCACCAACATCAAAAATTGTATAACTAGCAGAAGATGTAGATCCTGTGATCGTTTCTCCATCAACATAAGATCCATTTATAGTACCAACTTGTAAAATTTTTGTTTCTACATTCCAATCTTTAACTCTAGCAGTTGCTCCAGATGTTCCTCCTGTTACAACTTCATTAAGTATATATGTTCCAATACCAGTAACAACTGAAGGAGTTGCTACAGTAAGCGTTGGTGCGACAGTATATCCATATCCTGGAGATGTCATGTATACTGAAGTGACTACTCCAGCAGAATTTACATTAGCAAAACCTGTTGCCGTGGATAATCCAGATTTATATTGAATGTTACTAGATATTGTTACAGTAGGATCACTTATATAATCAGTACCACCATTATCTATTCTTATGGATGATACTGTTCCCAATCCACTAATTATTGCAGTTGCAGTTGCAGTAGTTCCTAATGAAGAATCTGATCCAGATATTGTTACTTCTGGTGCTGAAGTATATCCCCATCCACCATCAGTAACAACAATAGATAATACTGTACCTAAACCACTTATACTTGCAGTTGCCAAAGCAACTCCACCATCTGGATTTGAGAATGTAACTTTTGGATTAGAAGTGTACCCAGATCCACCACTATCTACAGTGATAGTTCCTATTCCCAGAGATTTTTCAAGTATAACTTCTGCAACTGCAGTTGCTCCAACACCAGTAGATCCAGAAATAATTACATTTGGAACAGATATGTATCCAGAACCAGCATTAGTTAGGTATATTGATTTTATCGAGCAGTAATTTGCGGTACATGAAGTAATTGCAACAGCAGTTGCTCGAACTCCAGAAGGAGGACTATCAATAGTTATAGTAGGAACAGTGGTATAATTATAACCATCATCAATCAGTTTTATATTACTAACATACCCCAGATTTTGATTTATTACTGAAGATGCGGTAGCAGTGGTTCCAGATCCAATCAAAGTTAAAGATTTAATATAACCATAAGACTCAAGAGATTCATCTATTTCATTTAGAGATGTATTAATTAGAGAACTATCAGTATATTCAAATAGTTCACATTTTAATTCATAAACATATGTTTTTCCCAATTGATAAAATGGTTGTTCATGCTCAACAAATTTTATTTCAAACAGTCTTCCGCCCAAAGGAAACCAAATTAGATCTCCTTCTCTAGGTCTTAAGGAAGTACTATTTTCTGAGTCTGGAATAGTCTCTAAAAATGGAGAAATAAAATCTTCAAATCGTTCTTTTGAAATTATTAAAGTAACTTCATCCTTTAACTGCATACCAAATTTACTAAGTATATCTCCAGACCCAGAATATCCACCATAATTACTTAAATATGCTTCAATTTTATACTGTTCAGTAAATTTTGATGTTCTAACTTCTTCTAATATAGTTTCTTTTCTAACAAATCTTTGGGGCAAATATGAAACTTCAAGACCATACATGGTCAATTGTTCATTAATTAAAGATTGTATAAGTCTTTGTTCAGAATCTGAACCGTGAAGAAAAAATGGATTTAATGTCATAATTATCCTATGAAGTCATATGGTGGCAATTCATACTCTGCAGCCATTCTTTGTTTTAGTGTTGCCAATTCTTTTTCGGCGTCATCGTACAATTCCCTCCCATTCAATTCAACACCTCCAGGAAGTTTAACACCTCTAAACTTAAGAAGATTTTGACCCCATTGTCTTTTAATTAGGGAAGTTAAATATTGCTTTAAGAAACTGTCGTTATATATTTGTGTAAATGTTGATGGATCAAGTGCTCTATAACAATCAAGGACAATATAATCTCCAACAGTTTGTGATCCCCAATCTATATCCAAATATAATCTATCTTGCCTTTTATTAAATCTTACTTGCTTGTCTGTAGTCAATAAATGATCAATATCTTCAAGATAACTCTTCGTCATCGCATATTGAAGCAATTCAACAGAATTAAAATAATATAGATCATTTAAAAATAACTGATATTTTATACTAAACATTCCACCAGAAATCGAACTGGTGTCAAACTTAAATATTTTCTCTATTCCAATAACTGAATCCGGAACTTGTATAAAATTGGAAGTTTCATAAAAACTGGAAGTAAATGATCCTGCTCCAGTATCTGTAGATGATGCTGTTGTAGTTACAATTCCAACACCAGAAGTTCCTTTTGCCTTTCCTCGATCAACATCAGATTGAGTGATTTTGTATTTGAGATACATTCTCTCGACACCATCAAAATGTCTCTCATTAAAATACTGTATTGCATCATCAACCATGTCATCTAATTGATCATCATCTACATTTATTTCTAAAACCGGATATCCAAGTCTTCTTAAACAATAATCTATTAATCCTTGTCTAGTTGATGGTTTTGCCATTTTCTATTACCTTGTTACAGTCTTTGAAACTATTACAGATCCTTCCAAAACACGAGTTTTGGAACCATCACTTGTTTTTGTCAACACAATATCATATACATATCTCCCCGGCTTCAAATCTGCAGTATCAGATGGTTCTAATGATAATGTAAGTTCCCCATTACTTGGTGTAATAGCAGTTGTGGCAAAACTAACATAAGAACTGCTAGAAGAATGTTTTCTCAGTTGAGATTCATAGGTATATTCTAATAAATTTAAAGCCGCGCCATCATCGCCAGTTAATGTAAAAGTTTGTGAAAATGATGTTGAAGTATTAACAGACAAATTCAATGAAAATGGTGCTGCCATTTTATCTAAATTTTAGGTTCTTAAGTTATTTATATTTTAAATGAGGATATAATTTCCTGCTGCTTAAAATATAGTTTAATATAAGATTTGGCAACATTTTTGATTGTATCAATACAATCACATGAATCTATTTCTGAGGATAATTTATGATATTCAAAATTTTTGCTCAAATTTTCTAATTCAATATCATTTGGATGCATTTATTAACTCCTTTAATAAGTTTTTAATTTCATTTACATCAGTTTTTAATTGCTCAATCTCCCTCTTTGTGTTCATTCTAGATGAAACACTATTTAGGTATTGTTCATATGCGGAGATGTCGTTATTGACAATAGCGCCAGTATCTTTATCTCTATAAAGATTTGAATGTCCTTTTACTTTAACTAAATTCATCATACTAATGCAATTGCTCTAATATCCTTAAATCTGGGATATCTGTCCATTCTACTTGATGACATAACAATTTTTATTGAGAATCCTACGAAAGATCCCACATTTGGTGCCGTGTACTCATATTGTAAGAATTCATTTTCAGTACTACCTTTAACAAACTTGTCAGGCAATCCACTGTTGTTAGAAAGATCTATAATATCAAGATAACCATCAAGATTTAAATCAGTAGTTAAATTATTATATCCTGGGAATAATTCATAATTTGGTAAACTTGTATTTGTTTCAGATCTAATTAAAGAATACATTACCCTGAAATCTGCAGAAGAATCTCTATATGCTGATAAAATAACCTTTAATGTATTTGATGGTTGTGCAAGACGAACAGTTTTGGAAACATAAACTGCTTCATGGGGATCGAGTATATTTGATGAAGTTGAATAATTTGTAATATAATTATCAATTGGTCTGTTTATTCTTGCTTTTTTATATTCAGTTGTAGTAGTATCTAAGAATATCATTGGGGACAGATTATAATTATCTGTCTTTAATGTAAGTGCTAATGTTTGAGATCTACTTCTAGGAATATTTGTTAGGTATTCATCAGCATTTGTTTTTGAGGCAACCATTCTCAAGGAATTCAATTTATTTGGGGTATTTAATTGTATGTCTTCATATCCAAGATCTGTAAATGATATTTCAGTACCATTGCAACTCGTTGCACTAACAGTTCTTATTTTACCAGTTAGATTGACTATAGGTCCTGGGACAATTGCATCTATGTATGGAGTTACAGTATCATAAACAATATTTTCTGATGCATATATTAAATTTCCACCAGTACTTCTCTCATTATTGAATGTGAGTTTTGGATTCGTCCCATCATCTGTAGATCTATTTTTGCCCATAAAGACTCCATCACCATCTGTTCCACTTGATAATAGGGGTAGATAATAACTATCAATTCCAATTCCAGTGTCAACAAGGTTATGAGTTCTGTTTATTCTTGCAAGAGATACGCCAGATGTCTCATATTTTTGTATTATTGAATCTTTTGAGTGACTAATTGGAGTAGTACCAAATAATCCTCTTGCTAAACCACCTAGTTCTGTTCCAGTTGCTGATTGATAACTTATAATTTCATTATTCAAAGTAATATAACCTGGATTTGTCCCACTTACTGCAATTCCCTCAAAAGTTGTAAATTCTGAAATGTCTTGAGAAGCCACATTTAATGCTAGTCCATTTCTACTTAATGCAGAAGTTATTTTTATTCTTGGAGTATCTGGTAATACTCCAGATAATGTAACCAGATTATTTGTTGCATACATTCCATGGTCAAAATGATCTACTTTGAAATGTGCTCCGTCATAATAATTACTAGCATAAGTACTGGATGATTTTAGAGTTGTATCTGCTAAACTAACTAGTGATCCACCAGAATAATATGTTAGTAAAGAACCATCAGTAAATGATTCTCCTAACACATTGGTTAGATATAAAGTATCAATAGAAGAAGAATTGCTAGTGATTGTAAATACTGCATTTTCTCCACTGGGAACAGATGCTGATCCAGTAATATCTGCGGTTACAATTCCGACAATATCACCAATAATGTAACCATTTCCTTGAGTGTTAACTGATACAGATTGAATAGTTCCATTAGAAGCTGCGGTTACGTCTAAGATCAATCCAGAACCATTTCCAGTAATATTGTAAGTAGATACTGCAGATGAAGATCCTGTAGTGTAATTTCTACCACCAGTGTCTATTCCTACGGCAGTTGCTTTACTTCCAACTTTTTCAATAATTCCAGAAATATATGTTTTTGATGCATCACCAATTTTTCTACCCGGTGCAAATACACTTAATAGAGAAGAATCTGTAATAGTATCAATACCAACTTTTAATTTTCTTGGTAGTGTTGTTATAGCATTATTTGATAGATTGCGAAGATAACTATTGGACTTTGATAAATCTGAATTTCCAAGATATAGAATTCCTTCTGTAGATGTGAATTCTGCTTTATATAATTTAAACTTCATATCTTCATATTGATCTGGAGTCCAAGTAGATCCATTTTGTGATTTGAATAGACTTCCTATAGCAAATTGTCTAGTATATCTAACGGTTTCAACATCTGGTAAAGATTGAGTATTAATTGTTTTTTCACCCATTCTTGCAGTAAACACTGTATATTCATCACTTTCTGGTGCCATTAATACTAGTGCATATTCTACTCCTGGTGGTAAGAATATTGGATATGGGAAGGTTACTCTTGTTGCAACAGATCCATCAGTAGATACATTGTCTCTAAGTATTGTAGTTCCAGAAACTACATCAGTTGGTCTCAGTGTTACTGGATCTCCAATTATTGTTAATGTTGGTATTCCAAATTCAGTTGTTCTGATTTGTACTGTGATTGGGGCATTTCCAGAATCTACCGATTGGAAGAATATATCAACAGCAGTTAAAAATGCACCATTGGCATCATCATTAAATGAATTTAAACCTCTAGCAGTTCCAACTAAGAATGTTTGTGCTAAAGGATCGGCATGAGCTTGTCTTTGTATAATTTGAGTAACATTTGTAATATTGTTAATTACAGGTGTTGGTGTTTGAATGGTGGAAATTGACTCTTGACGAACTGCATGTAGAGTTTTTGTTCTGATGTTATTAACGGTTGTTAGGTTTGCACTAACTTCAGTAATTCTAGTTGTTTGGCGTTTTTTATTTACAATACCTTCAGAAACATAAGTTGATTCTGCCGAAGAGATATTAGTATCGCCAATTAATCCATTAATATTATTTGGACTTGATGACAATTTAAATGTTTTTAATCCAGTTGGAACTCTTAATACTGGTGGTGGTTGTGTATTTGGATCTCTTAGGAAGAATGTTCCTATAAGATCTCCATAAATATCAGTTATCAACCTAATATCCTTAAGATATGCTGATGCACCGCTTGAAGTTCCAATTAAAACACATCCTTTTACCAAATAACCACCATATAGTTCACCAGTAGCGTCTTCGGATAATGATAAAGTGTCTATGTTTAAAATACTTGAGGATTGACTATAATCACTTGGAATACTAACATTTTTATTATAAGGATTCAAATCATAAGTTGTTGTTGGATTATTATATGGTCCAGACTTATGATTTGGGGAAGCTAGTCTAAAACTCATTATTTGAACATTGTTGTTCCAAACAACAACGGTCTCACCAATTTCAAAAACTCCTTCTGTACCATCACTTGTCAATCCAAGGTCATTAGTAACCTCTAATAGTTTTGGAGTAACATCTATATTTCCCTGACCATCTATAAATGGATAATATCTAGTAAGTGCTTTTAAATTGGATGAAGAGAATTGAGTATTTCTTGATCTCATAAAGAGATCTTCTACGCTATCAACAAAAGTAGTTTCAGTAGATGATGCAAATTGACTATCACTAGATACACTTCTTTCGGTCCGAACAGGGCCCGTATCCATATTAAGGTTTAAGAAAGTATCCCTAAATTGATTTTCACCTAGTCCAGCATTTCCTGGAGTTACACCATTATTATTTACAGCAAGATTTACTGATTCTGTGTTTACTACACTTTGTAAATTTAATGTGATTGAATGTCTGATTGTTTCATCCGCCAATCTTTCAGTTCTAATCCAAGTATCTCTGAATGGATTTAGTCTAATATCACCAACATATTGAATAACATGGAAGGGATTTACATTTTCAATTCTAGTTGCGAGTGATTGTTCAATCCAGTCTCTATTCTTATAATCTAATGTCGCTACTTGAGATGTTTTTTTAATTCTAGAATCTAATAGTTTATAATCAACAGAACTATCATATTCTGATGAACTAATAGTATTTTCAGTTAATACTTTATTTGGAACTGCATTTCTACTTATCAATGGAGTCATTTCATTTGACTCTTCATCAATTTGGCATAAAGATAAACCTAGATTTATTAATGAATCATTGGTAAAAGAATCTGCAAAGAATCCTGTTTTAAATCTATCTATTCCATCAGAATCTTTGACTTGGAAAGATTGTGCATTCAGTTCTAATAGTGATAGAGAAGTTACTTCTTCCAAAGTTTCAATTCTATCCTCCATTGCACCAATATCTCTCATGGTGTATCTCTTATTATCCACCATTTGGATTATTGCATCCGAAGTTTTATAAAGATATGGTGGTAATATGATAGATGCCACTTCAAGAACATCTGTTGATTTTTTAGGTTGCCTTGGATTTAAAGATGAAATTCCCTTTTCTACCTTGAATGAACCATTTGCATCTAGATATAGTCTATCAATTCTTGGTAAATATACATCATATGATATTAAAGATGCTTCATCTGGTGTTATAATTACTTTTGGAGAAGATCCAAAACTTCTAGATGAAAAGTCAAATGGTGAGGAGGTGGAAGTACTAAAATGTGATACTCTAGGTCTAAAGTCTAAAATATCTGAGGCTTTAATATTGTATCTTCCAACATTAGGAATACTAAAACCATAATCATCTTTAAAATAACTAGCAATACTATATAAATCTCCAGTATCACTAGATGATACATCGTAGTAATCAAATACTACTTTTATTTTTTTAGATGGTTCTGGTTGGTTCTTACTTCTTATTAATCTTGAATAATCATAGTACTCATCTTTTTGTCCTTTATCCAACTTAAATGCAGATGTTATATCTTTATATGAACCAAATGTTCCCGACTCTATAGGAACTTCAAGATTGCTATTTTCAAAACTAACAGTTTCACCAACTTGGAACTTATTTTTATTTAAATATACTATTTCAATAGTATTAGTTGTTTTTGCAACTATTCTAGCCACACTATCAGAAGTTTTACCTACAATATTTTCACCAATAATAGCATTATTATGAACATTATATAATGATGGAAATACTAACTTATCAAATGTAATATCAGATCCTACTGATTCATATACAGCAATAATTTTTGATACATCTGGATATCTTAAACATATCTCTTCATCCTGTACCCTTAAACCATAAAAACGATTATATGTAAGTCCATCATTTGCAGAAGAATTAGCATCTGTTCCAGATCTTTCATATTTTGACAATGATATATCTAATATTTGACTCTTTTTATGTATTTTAACTTTACTCTGTATTCCGGTCTTAACAAACGACGCAATAACAGAATAAATGGTCTTATTTGAAATATTATTGAAAGTTACTGATGTATAATCACCACTAAAAACAACTTGATCTTTTGTTAATGCTTCAGTAGTGCCATCTGTATAATGGATAGAATATCTTTCAGGATCAAAGGTATTAAATTTGATCGTTGAAGAATTTCCTGGAAGAGTGAAGTTTGTAGTAGTTAAAGTTACTGTATTTGAAGATACTAAACTATTTAAAATTGCTTGTGCAGAAAAATTCAATCTTGAACCATCTAAGTCAATAGATGAAATATTATTATTTGGTAAAACTGAATATAGATAAGATTTTTCTGGATTTTTTATAGATGATTTTAAAATTCTGAATCTAACGTCTATTTCACTAGCTGATAAAGTACCATTGTTTACATCTGTTATAGCAGTAGTAGTTGTTAATGTTAAAGTATTTGGATTAACAGCAGTTACAAAATTATAAGTTTCTAAAGAATCACCCGGTTTTTTATATGAAATAAGTGTATTTGTTGTTATTCCAGATAATGGTTTTGATGATGTAAGAGTGGATGAATTAATGGTGACAGTATCTAATGAATTAAATCCTGGCACAAGTTCTGCTTCTAATACAGAATCTGCTAAAAAGACAGTAGAACCAGATCCATCATATACAGACTTAATATCCTTTGATGTGAATTTTCTTAGTGATGAGATATTTCTACCAATAGCATCATTTCCATCAATAATTATATTTTCATTTCTAATAAATGTACCAGACTCTTGCCTTACTAGTACTCTATTTGTACCATTACCATCACTAATTGCATACCCAATTGCACCACTAGATTGTCCAACAATTCTAGATGATGTTTTTATTTGCGATGATGATAGTGTAGTTCCCAATATCAATTCTGTATATAACTTAATGTCATACAGATATAGGTCCCAATTTGTTTTATTTGTCTCATAAGGAGCATCAGTTACTTTGAAAAGATATACTCTTGCATTACCAATTGGTTCACCAGATGGTGAACTAGATGCACCTCTTCTTTCATTGTAAAATGTTACTGAGGATTTTAAAACAGGTGATCCATAAACATTATTAACCCTAATGATATTTCCCATATCGAATGGGACTAAGACATCATTAATTTTAAGTGTATCTCTTGGTTTATCTACATCAATAACAGTACTTATAGTTTTTTCAACATCATATCCTTTAACATATGCTTTTCCTGGACTTACAGTAACACACATTAAATCGTCAGAAGGTATATTTCCTTCTGAAGTTAAATCACCACTATAATATTTTCCATTATTTCCAATTAAATTATTTAAAGATGTATTTAATGAAACTTGGAATGGATTCGTGGTATAATTTCCAGATTCATCATAAGTTCTTTGTGCTAGATAATCTTTAATTAGATTATAATTTGTATTGGACTCTAATTTTTTTAGAATACCATTTTCAACTCTTAAAAGTTCGACAAAATTTGTATCATTAAAATTGGTTAATGGTTTCTTACTTAACTCTAATTTTATTTTAAATCTATCTGCTCCTGGAGCTGAAAAATTGTTAAACCCATTAGCATTATCATATAAAGTTGAATCATCTTTCGCGGTTATTATTTGCTCAGATACATTTAATCCAACCCTATATGAAGATTGATTTGTATAGTAATCTAGTACTATAGAATGTTTCTCTACAGATACAAAAGATCCTCTTATGAAATATATCCCATTTTCTATAGATGCAGAAGATCCTACTGCAGTTGCATTATCTGATATTAATGATGCAAATGGAGAATCTGCAGAGATTATAGTATTGTTTACACCATAGGTTATAGATTCTGTTGATAATAATGTCTCACCATCTAAAAATGTTGAGAACTCAAAATTATTGCCAGATTCTAAGTATTTTACATATAAGGTAATATCTTCAACATCATCATTAGGAAGGACTACCTTTTTAACAGTTGCAGTTAAACCAGAAGATTGTCCTGTTATTTTCTTTTCTAAATATTTTTCAATATATAAACTTATATCTATACCAAAGGAAGTGGGATTTAATTTTACAGCGTGGTAATCTGGATCGTAGTGAATTCCACCAGGAATCACCATAGATCCTTCTTTAAATATATGACTTCCAAAAGATTCAATCTGATTTTGTAAAATAGATTGAATCGTATTTAATTCTCTAGACTGTATAGGTCTTCCTGGCGTAAAAAGAACCTTGTAATAATTTTTATCAACACTAAAATCATCAAAATATGGATTGATGTTGAAATTTGTTTTTTGTGCCATTGTTTAAAATTCTAGAATGATTTTAATATCTTCTTTTTGTCTAGAGTTTCTTGTTACTAAAGGTCTGTTATCAATAAAAATAATATCTCCAGATGTTTTATTTATTTCAGGTTTTGATACCCCAGATGTAAAACTACAATCCAAATTAATTAATTTATTATTTACAGTTAATGTGGATTGACTGAATGTGGTGTCAATGGATGCTGTAAATCCACTTTCTTTTCCACTGACCACACCAGTTCCAGAAAAATCTAAATTTTTCGAATCAGTTGATATTCCAACATAATCAGTTTGATCATAAGTAGATGCATTATAATATAAAGATCTATCCTTAAAGTATTTTAAAACACCAGTCTCATTATCATACGATGCAACGTATCCAGAAGCATTTCCACCAGTAACTGGTTGTGTGATTATTTCTCCCACTCTGGGAAGGTTAGTACCGTCAATAGTTACTTTTAACGAATATAGTCCAGAAAATGTTGAACTTGTGTATGCATTATCCGAAACAAAACTAAGGGGATTTTTTAAAATTCCAATTTGGGCAAACTTACAATCTACAGGAAAATCTTTTGTAGAAGAATCAAATCTACTATAGACTAGTACTTTATCAGAACCAAGTTCTCTATACAAATCGTATCCATGTCCCTTTGACGGTGGAATTATTGGTATTAATTTTGCTGGTTGAACAAAATTCTGTGTTTGCTGGAGAGGTCCTAGATCAACAATCCCATAAGTATATCCAGATCCACCTGAAGTTACTGTTGTTTTTGTTATCTGTCCATTATTATTGACATCAATAAAAACTCTAGCCCCAGAACCATCACCTAAGATATCAACTTCTCCAGATTGATATCCACCACTACCCAAATTTGCAATATATACAAATTTGATTTGATTATTATTTAAATCCGAATTTCCATTATTTCTAATGTTTTCAATTTGTGTAGTTGTTGATGTACTCCAGTCATTAGGTAAAGGAATAAACTCAACAGAATCAAATTTTACAATATCTGTAGGTGGAACTGTAAATAGATATTTCCAAATATATCCATCATTACTAGTACCAGCTGGTTTTGATGGCTCTAGATCCGTAAATAGTGGTTCATCTTGGGATTCATTACCCGTAGGATTAGATCCTGTAGATCCATTACTTATACAAACATAAACCTGATACAAACTATTAATTACATAATAATTTGTATCATAAAGTCTTGATCTATTTGTAACTGCACTTCTATTATTTACACTATAATCATGTCGGTACATATCATATTTTGTACCTTGCTTCCATTCAATTTTTCTAATACATCTTCTTACATTTTGAGGTATTACTCTCTTACCATATTGTAAAGTATCACCATAATGAGTAAGATAATCTAAATTATCCGTTGGATTTGGAAGAACTGCATCGGAAGCTGATACACCTTCAGCACCATCCCAATTTTCATTTCTTCCAAATCCAGCATAAGAAGGATTACTTAATCCAACAAATACATAATAATAATCAGTTTCATCTGTAATAGAATCAATAAAATTATTTGTATTTAAAATTCTAAATTGATCCGTAACAAAAGCAGACATTTTAAACCATTTTTTCTACTATTTATAACTATTTTCTAAGAGATCCAGTGTCTCTCAATCCAGAATTTCTTCTTTGTACTGTGGGGTATGTGGATAGTCCACTAACAGTTAAAGATGTCACCGCAATTGATACTGGGTTTGATGATCTTGTAAATCCACTAATCTTACCAAATGAGAATTTGCCTACAGGATTTTCTTTAGTTCCAGTAGTACCAATTCCAATGACGTTAGTTTGATTGGATATATTGCAAGTTACAATTCCAGTTAGAGTATTTACAGACTGTATCTTATAAACACAATCTAGATATTCTGTAGAAATTCCTATGGTGTCGGATTCATTTTGGTCAATTGTAGTCACTCCAGTTCCAACAGTAGTATCAAAAATATAAATTGGAATTCCTGCAGACAGATTTGTAAAGTCGTCATTTGTTGCTGATAATGTAAATTCTATTGCAATTGTAGTTCCAGACACAGTTGTTGTTGCAATTCCAACAATAGATCCACTAAGACCACTAACAACATTAGCTTGAGAAAGTATTTCCTTCTCAAATTCTGGAGACTCTATTACAACTTGTGGTGGATTTGTATTTGTATATCCAGAACCTGGATTAACAACACTAACACTTTCTATGGAACCATTAAGTATTGTTAGAGATGCAGTTGCTGTTGAACCAATACCAACATCACTAGTTATTGTACTAATACCAGCAGTATACCAACTTCTATTAGTACCAACTCCTATAAATGGATTTGAAACTCTAATTTGTGCAGAAGATGTATATCCAAAACCAGCATTAACAATATCAAATGATGAAATAGTTCCTCCAGTAGAAACAATCGCCGTAATAATTCCAATAATATTAGATTCTTGATATGGAACCACAATAAGATCCAATTTATCTATTGATGCTGTACCCTCATAATCAAAGAATTCTGCATTATCCAAGTATATTGTACCATCAGTACTACTAAAATCACCTATCACTTTCGCAGTTGGATAAATTTGTGGTTCTAAAGAATCTCTAGATTTTGGATAGAAAATCTCATTAATAACGAGGTCTTCTTTTTGCTTAATCCAATCTACAGGTCTTAAATTCTGAGAATCAATACCTTGACCAAAATAAGTATTTGTTTCCACCACATCTGTAGAAACTATATCATAAACTAATCTAATATCTTGAGTTGTAGTTTCTGATAATAATTCATTATCAGATTTAATTTGAAGTTGATCTCCTGGTTTAATAGATTCATTTACAAGAACTAATGATGAATCTTCTCCAGAAGTACCAACATAGAAATACACCTGAACATCATCTTCAACTTTTGGTGCCGTTAAAAATCTAAAACTAGTTCCACCATTAAATTCATACGCAACTCCTGGTTCTTGTAATATTCCATTTACAAATATCACCAATAGAGAATTAAAATCAATGGATTCAGATTCCACATTGTCAGGATTTTTTTGGAAAGATATCAAATCACCATTATAATATATTGGATACTGTTGTCTCAATCCATTTTGATAAGGTTTAATTGAATCTATGAGATCCAATTCTCCGAATTGCCAAGATGAGAAGTTGTCAGAATATGTGTCTAAAACAAATAATCTAAATTCATTTATTGGTTCAGATAATCCTGAGGCAGTAACTAAACCAACCACAGTAAGAACATCACCTCTTCTAAATGAATATCCGGATCTTATCACATCAAATGAGGATACTTCAAATAATGTAGACCCAATACCAACGGTTCCATCAGTAGAAACTCCCGCTGCTGGTCCAACTTCAACATTTACAAGCATTCCTATTCCAGTTTGTGTTGTAAGACCAACAGAAAGTCTAGAAACTCCTATAACTTCTAGATTTTCATATGTTGGAGGTTCTAAATCTAAAACTGGTCTCACGTATCCACTTCCACCATCAGTAACATTAAATGCTAATGTTCCACCTGCACCAACAGTAATGTCTAGATTTGCACCAGATCCAATCATCGAACCAACATTTACAGTTATACTGTTTGTAGTGTATGCGGTAATATCTGTTGCAATTCCAGCAACGGGATCTGTTGCCCTTGGATATGCAATTTGTACCTCATCACCATCAGATGAGCATGTGAATATAATTGATCCTGTTTTAATTTGTACAGTATCACTATCAGTTAATCCATGATCCTCTATACTCAACAATAAACTTCCAGTCTTTGGATTATACTCTGCAAATACTGGTTCATATGTATCAGATCCATTATATACTGCATCTTCATCGGCGCTGACAAATTTGTGTACATAATCTCCAGCAGCATCTCTAATTGCATATGATAATGGATTCTTATAACCAGAACCAAAAGTTAAATTATCTAACCAGACGTATGCGGTACCAAAACCAACATAATAATGTTCAAGAGTACTAATACCAACATTAAGAGTAAATGAATCTGTTCCTATGCCAATAATATCAAAAGGATCGTTGTGAGATGGGAAATAAGATGTAACTCCAGGATTACTGTTACAAGTAAATGCCAATCCAACCAATTTAACTTGATTTGAATCTACTTCTTTTATTTTATAGACATCAGAAGTTGTAGATTTTACAGATAGTACACCAGTTTGGTTATTATATGATACTGTACTAAATCCAATTTC